TTCAAAGGGATACTTGGGCTCAATTGCAGAGGGATTAAACAAGACTTACGAGATTCCTAGTTCGTCAAGCACTGACGATTTCAATAAAGAGGCCTTAGCAAAAGTTCAAGAACAAGAAGTAGCAAATCAAACTAAGATTCTTGATACAGCACGTAAACAGGTAGAACAGGCTCAGCAAAAAGCTAGAGCTCTTGTCAATAGTTCCAACTCGAGTGGAGGCGCAGGGTCAGCAGGTGCATCCTTAGCGCAAGGGGCAACTTCATTTTTACAAAACATTGTATCGGGCACCTCAACAACAAAATAATTTCTAGTTTAAAAAAAATTATCAACGTATCAACATAAATCCCTAGTCTCTTTCAAGTACAAAATCTTTAAAAAAAATCTACAAGTCGTTTGAAAGTTTAAGAACCTCTCTAAGTTCGTTTTCATCCATCGACTTGAATTCGAAGGCAAGTCGAGCGCTGCATAAGTCCAACAATTTCTGTGCGTGAAAGTAATTTGCGGCTTCAAACAATTTCCAAACAGAAATTCTATTTCGAAGTGCAATTCGGTCAATCCATGATGCTTGGCGAATTAATTTAGTTCCCAAAGCATTTGAAAATGTTAGGACAAAAGAAGCACAAAATGGTAGAGGCTTAGGAATTTGTTGCTCATCATCAATGTCTGAATAATACTGTAAAAGAAATTTAAGTGATTCACTTTCAAAATCGACATCTAAAACAGATCCTTCACAGTATGTTAAGGCATCAAATAAACCAAGCTTTTCAGCAATTGACCGTTCTAAAAACAACATCTCACCTGATTGACTTCGTAGATACATTTTGTGTTCGATTTGTACATTTAAAGAAAATTAAAATTTAATAATTAAAAATAAATGTCTTATTTCACATGGTTTGGAGCCGTTCTCGGAAGTGCTCTTGCACATCTTGGAGTCGTTGGATACGATCTTTCTTTACTTTCGTTTCCTTTAAAAAGTAATGTATCTCAATTTATTTGTAAAGAAAATGTGAAGGGTCCTTTAAATGTGTTTGCGTGCACACTTTCTGGAGCGCTTCTTGGACACTTGACGGAAGTTACATGGAATGTGTCAATTCCTACACTTCTTGTCTTTGTCTTATCCTACTGCACGACTGAAGTCAACATAAACAAGTATTTTAATACTACGAACTCTTCTTCAAAATCAAAAATAAAGAATCCAGATGTTGATGTAAATGTAGAGTTAGAACAAGTAGAAAAAGAGTACGTAGACTCTTACGAAAAGCTTGGTCAAATTGTAAAGGAACTCGATGAGTCATTTCCTATTCATTAATGTACTTTAACTGAACTTTAATTAAAATACTGTAGTCATAATCGCCACCAAAATCGACTAAAATTTTTTCGTCTTCTGAAAACAGTTTATTTGGAGACACAATTCTTTTAATGTCATCAACTGTTGGGCATGACGGTCCGAATCCTTCATCAAGATCAGCGCGATATCTCCATTTTTTCCAGTGATCTTGTAAAAAAGATTCGACTCCTTCTAACGACTTGTACAGTTGAACGTCATAAATATCATTTTCCCATGTATGCTCTAAGAGCGTCACTAGCCAAACTGACATTTTTGTTTTTGCATTGTACTGTAAAAACATAAGAAACAAAGATTTGAAACGAGCACAGTCATTTTGATTTGTGAAAAAAAAAGTAGATGCAAAGGTCGGTCGGTCAGTTAAAAAGAATTTAATTTATTTATTATTTCACTCTTATTAATAAGAAGGTTACAAAAGAAATAAAAAAATGGAGCCCATTCTTATTCCGAATGACAAAAGATTTGTCTTGTTTCCAATCAAATATGACCGCGTGTGGGACATGTACAAGAAGGCAGAGGCAAGTTTTTGGACTGCTGAAGAAATCGACTTAAGCAGTGATTTGAAGGACTGGGAGACAAAGCTAACTGCGGACGAGAGACATTTCGTAAGTCGTGTTCTTGCATTTTTTGCCGCATCCGATGGAATCGTAAACGAAAACTTGGCAGTCAATTTTTCAAGCGAGGTGCAAATTCCAGAGGCACGGTGCTTTTATGGATTTCAAATTGCAATGGAAAATGTTCACTCAGAAGTGTATTCGTTGCTCATTGATACATACATCAAAGATGTTGACGACAAAAAGAATTTATTCAATGCCATGGAAACGATTCCCGCAGTTATGAAGAAAGCGACTTGGGCTCTTCGGTGGCTTGATAAGTCGAAGCCATTTGCTCAGCGTATTATTGCCTTTGCAAGCGTAGAAGGAATCTTTTTTTCTGCCTCTTTTTGCGCAATTTTTTGGCTCAAGAAACGTGGACTCATGCCCGGACTTAGCTTTTCTAATGAACTTATTTCACGAGATGAAGGTTTGCATTGCGACTTTGCATGCTTGCTCTATTCAATGTTAGAACACAAACTTGAAGAATCAACTGTGCGAGAAATTATAGTCAACGCGGTCGAATGCGAACGAGATTTTGTGATGGACGCGCTTCCGTTTCGCCTTATTGGTATGAATTCAGAACACATGTGTCAATACGTTGAGTTTTGCGCAGATCGTCTTCTTGTCGCTTTAGGTTACTCTAAATTTTTCCACGCAAGTAATCCTTTTGAGTGGATGGAAATGATTTCTTTACAAGGTAAAACGAATTTCTTTGAAAAAAGAGTTGGTGAGTACTCGAAAGCTAAAGTGGGATCAAAGGGAACCGTTGACGAAATTGAAAAAGAAAATTCGTTTAGTCTTGATGCAGATTTTTGATTTGAATAAATAAAAAATGGAGGTGTTTGTAATTTCAATGACAGATGAGCGCTTTTCTTCCGCAGAGCAAAATTTACTTGGATCTGGTTTTTTGCATGCGCAAATTGTAAAGTATCCTGCGGTTATTGGAACTGAAGTCGATCTTGAAAATTCTCTAGTTGTCGACACGAGAACTCGTGACCACTTGCTAAAACTCGAACAAGGTCAAACAAACTCAAACAGTAAGTTTATTCCTTCTCGAGGGGCCTTAGGATGTTACTTGTCTCATTTTCAACTGTGGAAGCAAATAGCGCTTGATGGAAATGACGCAATTATAGCCGAAGATGACATTGTATTTCGAGTTTCAAATGCAAGTTCTAAAATTCAAGCCAAATGGGATGAATGCAAGAAGTTAGGAATCGATTTGTTGCTTCTTGGAAGTAGCAAGTTACCATTGCTTCCATCTGCATCTCCAGAAATTTTTCACGTCATGGATCACTTTTTCGGAACTGAAGGGTACGTCATCAGTCCTGAAGCAGCAAAGCGACTTGTCGAAAACGCTCTGCCAATAAAGGTCCAGGTTGATGCCTACATTGGCTCCTTTGCGTCTTCAAAAAAACTGAAGATTGGGGCTATAAAACCGTCTATTACAGGTCAAAATCACATGTTTGAATCTACTGTGCAGCCTCAGACAGTGAAACGGAGAACATTACATGCGATCAGAAAACATTGGCTTCCTCTTCTTCTTCTTGTTCTAGTACTTATTTTGATTAGTACGTTTTTATTTTTGATGAATCCTGTGCCTCAAACGACTCAAGCCAAAAAATAAAAACAAGACAAAAAAAAAGAGTAAATGGGCTCGAGTTCAGACAAGTCGTCAAACAATAAAAAGAGCGGTAAAAGCGACAAGGCCACAAAGCAGACCAAAACTCAAGACAAGACAAACACTAAGAACAGTCAGAAAAGCACAAAGCAGGATGCAAAGTCAACTAAGAATTCTTCAAAGAACGATAAAAAGAGTACCAAGAATGACACAAAAACATCAGGCAAGTCGTCAAAGAAGGGAGCCTCTAAAACGTAAAAAAAGAGCACAAATCAGGCGAAGAAAAACACAAAGACTGTGAGCGGGAAGATGATGAAAAAATCAAGTACAAAAGCAGCGAATTCTTCGAAAAAGAACTCAAAAAAGAGCGGTACCAACAGTTTAAAGACAATAAAAGCGAGTGGTAAGATATCAAAAAAGAACAATAACAGTCCGCTTCTCTTTTTAACATGGATTGCTGCTGCAGGAGCCTTTGTGCTTTTAGCAGTTCTAGTGTACAATCAAAATCAAAAGTAATAATGAAAAGAAAAAAAAAGAATGTCCGCGGAACTTGAAGCGTACGCAAATGATCTCACATACGCTCCAACACCGTATTCAATTCCTGAGAAGGAATGGCCAAAAGAACTTAAAGTTTTATTTAAAGATTCAATTTACAAGGATGGATCAATTAAGCTCAGCACATTTACGGTTGCCACAATGATTTCTGGAGCCTTTCTTGGAGCAGCATGTGGAATTCTAGTGGACTTTATTGTTCGTACCATCCAGTACAAGACTGTTAGTCATTTCAGAAAAGCCCACCTTGAATTTGTTGCAGTACAACTTGTTACAAACGTGATGCTTCTTTCGTTTCTAACACAAAACAGTAAAAACTTTTTGCCTTGGCTCGAACTTAGTTTAGCTGGCATCTTTTTTCGAGTGCTGTTTTTCTTAGTGCAAGGAAATCTTGCAAAAAACATGGCGCCATTTTTACCAAGAGAATTTCGACCTGTATACTCGTAATAAATATTATCCGCGAATACGAGACCTCTTTCCGCATCGATTGCATGAAATAAACACGTCCATGCCTTCATCAGCAGATCTGCATTGTTTTTGTTCGACATCCACATCAAAACTTTTGCAAGCAACGCATGAAAAGAGACCGCTCGTCTTGATTTCATCTTTTCCAACTTTTAGAAACGCCTTGGCTTCGTTTTGGCGTTGATAAAATCCAGCTTCCCACTCTGCGTGTTCAGTGTTTTCGCACAAGTCTTCGTCTTTTTCAGACATGAAGGATACAATATCTGCAAGTTCATCGTGTAACGTCTTGTCAGAAACGCTTTCACACATCCAAAACGCGCGCTCTACGCTTGACGTGTATGAAAAAACTGCTGCAGATACATGATTTTGTGGAGAATCAAATTCTAACAAAACTTCGTCTCCATATTTGAAAGCGCCTACATCTTCTAATTTTATCCTTTTTTGACGATTCTGGTTGCAATAATGTTCTAAGCGACGTGCTTGAACAATACTATGTTGAATATTTCTTTTTTCAAGTGATATAGTTAATTTTTCAATCCACTGTGTTCGAATGGAAAGAGGAATGGGATCAAGGGGAACAAAAATTAATGAATCCATTTGTATTTGTTACACTTTTTCAAAATATAAAATATAATTAATATTTTTTTGATTTTGATTTCATTTTTAATGATTTACGTCTACGTGACTTCATTTTTTGTCTACTAGAACGTCTTTTCGGGCGTCTGGATCGGGATCTAGATTTTCCTCCCAGAAACGAACCAATTAAAGCGCCAGTTATAGCTCCAGATCCGCGTTTACCTTGCGGAGAGAGAAGACCTCCAATGGCCGCTCCAGTTAACGCATTAGAAAATCTGTCCCCACCGTTGACCTGTTCGTGAGCAAGAGACATGATGTTTTTTTTTCTTACGTAAACTTTTATTTTTAGTTATGTAACTGTTTGAAAGCAATTTTTCTTTGAATGCTCAAAAGCTTTTTTCTTAAAAGCCTCTGGGTTTGACACAAGAAGATGGGCCGCGTCCCTGTTTAAAGGATCCGACGGATTTGGGTACGAAAGAAGATAAGGAAGTTGTGTTTCGACAATGTGTCGTAGAGTAAAAGAAGGCGACCAAGCTTTTGGTGAAAGAACATCCAGACAAATTGAGCCGCTTTCTTCGTCAATGTTTGGATGCAAAATTCGTCCCACAATTCCTACTGACGGCGACAAGAACGGAAATCCGTCTGGAATGGTAAAACGTACTTTCCATACGCATTTTTCGTAAGGAGAAGACTCGGGACCTTGCATAGTTGTTACAAAACATTTTAAATCAAATTCTTCCTCTCCATTTTCGCCACTAACTTTAAATCCATTGTCCTGCAAATCCTTTACGTCCCGCATAGCTCTACGCTTCCATGAAGCAGACATTTTTTTGTTTCATCTTTATCTAAAAGTTTTTTTTAGTTAATCAATTTAAACGAAACGTACATAAATAAAAAGAACAAAAGATGAGTGTGTCAGTAAATCCACAATTACTTGGTCAGCAAGGAGTCACGTACGAGTCATATTATCCAACTCCAAGTGTTCCAGTTCCACCAAACTTTAATATTTCTGCTCAAGCCCAAGCTCAAGCACTTCAGGGTATGCAAGGTTTGGTACAGGGGACAGTGCCAAACATTACTCAAATTGCGTCCTTGCAAGATTTACTGACTTCGAGGGAAGCAACTCTTGTTAAAGAAAACACCGATAAAGGTACTTTAAATGTTCTCTTAACTCCAACTAGCGAAACCTTTAAACTTTCGTTGCTTCAGTGGGCATCGACTGGATTTCAGTCTGGCTATACGATCTTTACATTGCAATTGATTGCACCCAAAGTGTGTTCAGATGGAAAAACGAGGGACATTGGCGGCTACATTTTGTTTTTGACGAACAAATCGAGTGAAGACATTACAGTTGCACTTCAAAGTCAAATGCCTGGCATTAAAGTGTTTCATTCATTTTTAAACTCTAGCATACGAATCCACGTTAGTAAGTTGCAGTAGAGTCATGATAAAATACCCCTAATGTGTCACTCGTCAAACTATTTCCATTTAAAGAATAATATACATTGTACATGCCCCCACCGCCACTGTCATACCATAAAATTGTAATCGGTGTGTAGCCCTGCTTTAGAGTAAGCGTTGCCGAATAATAGCCGGTTGCGCCTTGTGGCTGGTATTGATCAATGACGATGAGTCCGTTAAATTTGACAATGATACCATCATCAGTCACAACATAGAACAGTATAGTTCCCTCAAACTCTGCATATACATATCCAGTGGTAAGTGCGGAATAATTTCCATATCCGTTAATGTAAACTCCGTTATTATTTCCAAGAGCAATGTAACGATATGTTGTCGCAGATTGAATAATAGAACCCCAACCAAACCCATTTCCAGAAGCAATCGATGGACCACTACGGTCTGGAATTGTCCATGTTGGAGCAAACACTGTTGTCAGCAAGTAGTTATCGTACGTTATTTGATTTTTTTTTGCCGGTGGAATCGTAGCGTACGGATGAGACGTCGGTATAGAAATTGCCCACTTTTGTGATAAGTAGCCTTCGATTTGTTGAATTTCTGCAAACGTCAAAACATTGTCAAAGAGCAAAATTTCTGCGACTTCAGAGTCTGAATTTTCATAGTTTCCGTTTCCACTTGTATCGTTAAAATCACCCGCGTTTATGGTTAGACCATACAAAGGATTTGAAGTTGAAATTGATCCTGAAAAAAGAGCTTCACCGTTCCACTTCATAGTGTAGGGTCCACTAGATCGTCTTGAATGCGAAAACATGTCCCAGTTCGCGTCTGCATAGTATCCAGTCAAGTATGAAGGATTTCCTGAAATGTATAATGACTTTTTCCAGTATCCCCAGTATCCATACAATTGATTGTAGTACCCGTTTAGTCCGCGAGCCACCTGTCCATTCTCTCGTCCAACCCAAAAAAGAGTGTACGCGTTTAGTATGGGGTCTGGACGAACCTGTAAAAATTGCGTACGCGCGACTCGAACGATATTTAAACGATTCTTTCCCTTTTCTATGACTGTGCCACTGCAAGTGACGGAATACTGGCTTCCAATGGCTAAGTTAGGAAACACGCCTGATAATGATTTTACTGTCGACGCGTCCAGCCACAAAACACATCCTTTCAAATTTGTAGGCATAAAAGGTAAATTTACGAGGGGAGGAATGTTTTGGTATGGATGGTTTCCTGGTGCTTCGGCAAACACAATAAGGCCGTTGCCGCCATTTTGATAATTGGAGCTGCTGGCAACATACATCTGGTAGTATGGACTGGAGCTTCCAGGTCCAGATAAATTTGTGACATTTGCTGCAGATGTGCTGTCTTCGCCGCTGACTAACGTAAAAAAGCTAGAATTCCAGTACGAGTTGCCGCCGCCTCCTCCAGTAACGTAGCTGCCTCCCCCACCTCCACCCCAGTACCCCGCACCACCGCCGCCTGCATAGTGTGCTCCGTCACCACCATACAAGGCGCCTCCGTATGTTCCTCCTCCCCCTCCGGATCCACCACCGCCTGCGCCAGGACCGGAGCTCGATGCTCCACTTCCAGGCGTTCCAGAGTTTGTGCCACCACTGTAAGCCGTTGAGGTGTACGATGCACTTCCTCCCACGTCGCTTCCTCCATCCGGACCAGCGCCTCCGCCGCCTCCGACAATTAATAGAGCAGTTGATTGTGATGGAGTTGACGAGAAAATACCTGAATATCCTCCTCCGCCACCTCCATAGTATCCACGTCCTCCTCCACCGTAGATTAAAGGGGAAACATAATATTTTTCAGAGTCCACCTTATATCCACCTCCTCCCACTACAATAAAGTATGTGGTTCCAGGTGTGACGGTTAAAGTACCAGTCACATAAGCTCCTGCTCCACCTACAATGCCGCCTTGTTGAGCGCACCCGCCACCTGCTCCCCACGCGTGAACCGTAACACGAGTCATGCCTGCAGGACAGATCCATGTTTGAAGATCTCCTGTATACGTAAACACAGTGGGATTTTGAAGCGATATTTTCCATTTTTTCGCCAAGTACCCTTCAATTTCTTTTCTCTGTTTTTCTATCACTACAGAATTGTAGACAATGACTTCGTGTACTGGAGATCGAGATGTTTTTGCGTTATAAAATGGTTCAGCGCCAAGCACAAATCCTTGGCTTGTCCTTGTTCGAGTTGAACGAAAAATAACGTTTACCCCACTTAATTTTTGCCCATTGATCCAAGTCGATAAATTATTTCCATCCGTAGAATACGAAAACACTTTTGGCCCTGAAGTTTGCGGCTGGTTATTTGCAGAGAGTAAACCTAATGCAGACCCACCAGCATACAATCGAGCATACGAGCCATAATCTATAAAAAAATCAAACGCGTCCATTTCATAATATGGAACAGCTCCGGAGCCAGAGATTGCTTGAAACACGGTCTGATTTTCATAATTTGGATTTACTGTAACTACGAAAAAAAGCGTAAAGACACTTATATCGACTGGGCTCAAAACACGCAAATATCCAGATCCAGTGCTAACGACGCCGCGATCGGCATACGAAATTGTTCCATCTTGGACTTCCATGTGCCGTTCATTTCCTGACTTGTCATTCCATCGTGTAATTTCTTGACTACCGAGGCCAACTACAGTCGAACTGTTGTTTACTAACGTGGACGAGTCGTATGCATCGAGCCACAACTGAAGGTTTGGAACATCAACTGGAGAAATTGTTCTAGAAAAAGGCTTTAGTTGTTTAAATGGATGTGACGACGGTAAAACCTGAAGTTCACTCGTTAGGTTCCATTTGTTAGCCAAGTACGTTTCAATTGTTTTTCGTTGAGCGGTTGACATGTTTGGAAAGATCATAACTTCATTAATTTTTCCCCAGTTTTGATACGATAAGTAGCCTCCCAAAAATTTGAATGGGTACGCGTTGTAGTCTTGATTGCCTCCCGCGACCGAAAGAGGAGATCCATTAAGTCCAGCTGAAGACTGAAATGAACTGTTTGTTGTCACATACAAGAGTGACTTTACGTTTCCAAGCGTAAGTGATCCATACTGAGAAAAATATGTTCCTTGGTTTCCATAAAATCCAAGTTCATTTCCAGTGTATCCTATGATGACGCGGTGCCCGTTGTCGCCTCGAAAAAGAGTCCTCCAATCATTTGTTTGCGAAAACGTCCATGGTGTCGAGACGACAAAAATGTCAACTCCTCCTCCATTTCCATTCCATGAATCGTTGTTCTGTAATGAACCACTGCTAAACTGTACGCTTCCTCCATCTCCACCATCATAGGTCGGAGATAGATAGTAGGGCGTGTAGTTTCGGCTTCGTCCAGACTTGTCTTTCCAACACTTTACTTCAGAACCATGCGTAACTATAATTGTTCCACCTACATCAGAAAAAACTGTCGACGTGTCTGAAGCGTCGAGCCAAAGCTGACATCCTGGAATTTGTCCTGGAACATCCTTGTAAAGAGTGATAGGAACGGACCACTTCTTTAAAAGATAGCGCTCTACAGATTGACGCTGTTCAAGACTTAATGAGCAGTCGTACATAATTAGTTCGTGCACATTTCCGCCATACGCTGGCCAAATAGATGCGCCGCCAATCATGGCTCCGTCCCACGAAATTAAATCGCTCGAGTTTCCATCGCTCGATCTCAAGAAACCGTTCCGATAAATAGCTCGATTTGGTTTCGAATACTGATAACATCCAATCATTGGAGGCTCACCTGTGTAAAAGTTTTCATCCTCGCAGTCAAGATCGTTGCCGTAAAACGCAAACCGAATGTAAAAGGACGGATTTGTGTGTCCAATCAATAAATTGTAATTTACACCAAGAGTCGTGCCTCTAAGTATAAAATTGTCTTCTGCACCCCCTTTAGTGCGCTTCTCCACGATAAAAATTGTAAATGGTCGTTGTGACACTACGGACGACACAGACGTCGGAAAAATGAGCTGCGTGTTGTTCGCTTGCGCTGCATCCCACTGGACACATTTTAAATTTGCCGAGTACGTCGGAAATGATCCAGCGGTCGCAGTCGGAGAATTTTGAAATCCTGACTTGTCAACCCACTGCGCTACTTTGGCTCCTTGTTTTGGAATAATTCCAGTCGCATCGGGATCAGCGCCATCTAACCATACTTTACATCCGGGGATGATTAGAGGGGACGTAAGAACCGGAGTAAATGGTAAAAAAAGACCCCATTTCAGAGCAAGATACGATTCAATGGCCTGTTGCTGAGATTGTGACATTGCGGTATTGTACACCATAATTTCGCATAGTGAACCGGAAAAAGAATTTTGACCAAGTTGTGGTGCAATCGTTGTGTGCAGAGAATACGAAATTGTTCCAAGAGAATACGATGTTACTTGTGTTCCATTGATGTAATAGGTTATCGTTGTTGAGTCACTCACAACACTTACAAGCAATGGTGTACCTACAATAGGTCCTAAAGAAAGAGTTGTCGAGTACCCATTGAAACAAATGTTTAATGCATTTGATTCATCAATAAACATGTCAAACGTCTGATATGTTACTGTTGGTGAACTAAAATAAAAGAAATCATTATTAAAGTCCGCAGAGTTTCCGTTTGTAGAAAAGACGACAAAGACTGTCAGTGTATTGTTTGGAGACAGTTCTGAACTTGGAACGCTCATAGAGTCACTTGAAAACACAGTTGACCCTAATCCGTTAAAGCTATTGAGTAGATAGACTGGACTAGAAGAATTCGCCACTGCGTTTCGTCCATTGCCTGATTTGTCTGCCCACACTGTGATTGCAGTTCCCGAAGAAGGAGCTTTACCATTTGCCAGTGGATCTGATCCGTCGAGCCACATCCAGCACCCCGGAGCAGATGACACTGGACCTTTTGACAAATTCGCTTGAGGTACAGACCATTTAGCAGTCAAGTACGAATCAACAGACTGACGTTCAGAGTCCGTCAAAGTTCGATTAAAGACAATCATTTCGCTGATTGTACCTGTATAAAAAGGAATGTATCCACCGTGTCCTCCAATTAAATTATATGCGCTAGCAATATTTTTTGTTCCGCCACGACTTCCTGTAATTATAGGTGTTCCATTCATGTACAAAACTCGCGAGGTTCCATCGTAGGCTGACGTGAACAAGTAGGTCGTGTTTAATGATACAGTTCCTGCCGGTGCTGTTCCCATAAAGTCAGTGTAGAATCCATTTTCAACTGTTCCGTCAGGATAAAAGATGAGAGCCATCGCAGTGTCATATCCTGCATAGCCGGCAAAGTAGACATACGGATACGAAGAAAAACTCTCAGCTTTGCACACGATAAAGATCGTGAACGTTGACGAGCCCGAACTTATTGTTCCATTCGGAAGTACGAAAGAAGAACTTCCATTAAAATACAGTGACTGAGTTAAAGCATTGTACGTTGGTGATCCATCACAAACTGTTGCATTTGCATTATTTCCAGACTTATCGTACCATGTCGAAATTGCAGACCCGTCTGCAGTTGGAGTACCGTTTCCTGTTACGTCCGCCCCATCAAGCCATAATGACATTCCGGCTAGACTCTTAGGCACCGAAGGATCGCTCGTCAATTTCCACTTGTTGATCAAGTAGGATTCAATTCTTTGAATTGCAACAAGTCCAGGATCGCAATTGTACACGATTATTTCACTTATTGTTCCAGTGTAAAATGTGTCTGACCCTAACCGTCCAATAGTAGGTGTGAGAAACCGCGAGAGACGATTGTAATTTGAATGCGTAGAAACCAGAATTCCGTTTCTTCGAATAGTCCGATTGCTTGAATACGGTAGATAAAAGCACCACACCCTAACACTTCCAGTTCCAACAACTGCATAGTCCTCCAGATCATCATACCAAAAGCCAAACACTGCATCAGTCGAATTCCTGTATCCAAGTAATAGAGTTCCTTCAGCAGGTCCCGGTTCTGTGTCATCAGCAAAAAAATATGAACTATTTGTAGATTTTGCTGTCTCTACAATAAAAATTGCAAAAGGAGAGTTTACGAGTATGTTTGAAAGTCCTGGAATATGCATAAATCCAGATCCATCAAAAACAAGACCTTTTGATGTTGAAACGATTGAACTTGAATTAGTTCCCAACGAAGCTGTGTTCCTGTTTCCAGATTTGTCACTCCACGAGAGAACATTTGAACCTGATAAAGACAGGCTGTTCGAGTCAGCCCCGTCCAACCACAATTTGCAGCCTTGAACAGTTAAAGGCGAAGACACTGGAACTCTCTTTACAGTTAAGGATGTATTCACAATGTTCCATTTATTCAAAAGATAATTTTCAATTTGTTGTACTGTTGATAAACCCACGTCTGTAACGTACAAGAGAACTTCGCTAAACGTTCCTGTATAATTGTGTGATCCAAACACTCGTCCAAGTACTGGTTGTTGAAATGCATTGAGTCGATTAAAGTTATTGTGAGTTCCGACTAGAGATCCATTCAATCGTAACGTACGATTTGACGATTTTGGAAGATAAAACGTCCAAAGTCGCTTTGCTCCAGTGCCTGAAATATTGTAAAAGTACAGATCGTTTCCGTAAAAACCATCAAGAAAGAAACTTTCGTTAATGTAGATTAAGTGCAGTCCTCCATTCGTACCGCCAGTCGTGACATTGTCTCCAAACAAGGCAGGTTGGTTCGTCGTGCTTCCAAGTGTTTCAACTATAAACAATACAAATGGCGTATCTACAAGGGAGTTTTTGAGACCATCAATTGTAAAGTAACCTGATCCATTAAGGTATACTCCCTCGTCCGTAAATCTAGCTGAAGAGTTTACATTAACTGCCGTATTATTATTTCCAGATTTGTCGAGCCACGAAGTTACTGAATTTGATAAATTGTTCGAGTATATGTTTGCAATTTGTGAAGCTGTAAGAACACTTGTAAAAATTTGAAGATCGTCGACATATCCGGTAAACGGGTAGGGATCGAAACCATAATCTCCACCACCACCAAGTGTAAACCCATTGATCGACGATCCAGACGCAGTTACGGGATTTCCACCAAGAGATCCATTTAAGTATGCCAAGCACGTACCGTTCGAATACGTGAGAGCTACATGATACCAGGTGTTTGGATTAATTGCGCCTACGGCGCCTCCGTTTTGTATGTGACTATATGCATGGTAAAGATTTCCGGATGCAAGGTATGCACAGATGCCTCCATAAGAATATCCAGAGTTTGGAGCTGTGCAAAAAATCTGAGCATTAGGTGACGCACTTGGCGTTTGAAACCAAAACGCGACGGTAAAAGTTGAAGGAAGGTTAAATGGTGTTGATAAGTAGTTTGATGAATACTGCCCACTGGCATTTGAGAACGATATTGCTTGCCCATATTTTCCTGTGACGTAGGGAACTGAACCGGTTCTTGTCAACGTGATTGCGTTTGATTCATCTAACAATGAAGTATCAAACTTAAAGTATGAGAATGGCTCTACAGCACTTAGCATCGTTGACTTATCTGCGCCATCAAGCCATAAAACGCATCCAGTTGCTTTTGATGGAATTGAAGCAAGAACTTTTGGAACTGAAGGCGTTTGATTCAAACCCCATTTCCATGAAAGATGACCTTCAACTTGTTGACGTTGTTCAGTTGTTAACGAGGTATTAAAATGTATAAATTCAGCTACATACGCATCGTCATTTGCATAATCCCATCTTCCATTAATCCACAAAGGATAACTTTGTTGAAGAACTGTGCACGGGTTTCCTGTCGTAGCGGATCGTGGAATTCCGTTTAGGGTAAAGTTAGTTACATTTTGAGACCCTGCAGTGTATCCAATACAAAAAAGTTGCCATCCAGTTTTCCCTTGGGGTGTGTCGTTAAAAATTGAAATATGGAGAACATCATTGTTTCCGTCAACCACGCCAAATGTTTGACCAACGTAGAGTAAATCCCAGTTTCCTGATAAGACGTAATTCATGTACCCTACTGTACCTGATCCGTTTGTGACGAACCATCCACCATAGCCTGCACATCGAACGACTACGAATTGAGTAAAGCTTGTTTGCCAATTAAAATTAGGATGGTACGCTCTTGAGTATCCAAAGTGATAGACGTTTCGGTTTAGAATACTATCTTTTAAAAGAGTCATTACATTTTGTTCTACAGGTACTAGATCATTGCCTTTCCCACTATGATCAAGCAATGTAGTAATATACGATCCAACTGTTTGAGTCTCACGAGACGCGTCAATCCACAAGGCGCATCCAGGAATTGTCTTTACGTCAAATTCAAGAACACTTTTTGACGTACCCAACATCCTTTTTTTTATTTCTTCCTTTTTCTTTAGATCTCTAATTTATGTAGTTTAAAAGGGTTTTAAAAATTAAAAATTGTATATATTTTATCTTTTAATTCAACTAATTTCTACCTTGTTATAAAATTGCCCAATTGTATACTCCCGAGTAATTTCCATAATCACCATTTGCAGGAACATACATAATTGTCAATGAGTTGAGTGGAGGTATTGAAAGTGTATCGGTCGAAGGAGACGGAGCTACGCCTCCTATAGTTGGCCACGTGACTGTGATGCTCTGATACGAAGTCGTAGCATTTCGGAAAAGCCAGAAAGCGTTTGAGTCTGCAGTGCTGACTGGTGCTCCAACCGTGATTGTGCTTAATGTCCCAGTAATGTAATAGTACGTGCCGTAAGAGTACGGGTCTGTAGTAATTGCAGAACCACTTACATTTGAGAACAGAGGCCTGATTCCGTTTCGCACTGTTAGTCCTCCGTTGACATCAAGAGTTGTCGTAGGTGAAGTTGTGTTGATTCCGACAAAACCATTGTCACCGGTAATTCGTAATCTTTCAGTATATGAGTACGTTCCATTGTTTGTGCCGAGACACAAGAAACCGTAGTTTCCTTGATAAATTCCTCCAAAAATGTTGCCTCCATATCCTCCAACTTCAAGTACCATCGCGTTTCCCGTAATTGAAGCAGCTCCAGGATTGGCAGTCACAAAAATCGTTCCGTAGTAAGACGATGGAGTTACATTAGTACCCCCGGACGCTACATTTGCGACTTGCAGTCCAAGGCCTCCGGCATATGTGCCAGGGTGACTCATCGCTGTTACACCGTTTAGGCTAATAAAGGTTGCAGCTCCCATGTTGACGTTTTGACTAGGATCAATTTGCACATATCCAGATCCACTGTAGATACCGTTGCTGTTTCCAGCAGGGCTGCCCAAATACAAGTTGCTTCCCGCATAAAAGTTTACATCCGTGCTATTTGATATCATCATTGCTGATCCAGACCCGTACATGTTGGATACGTTGCAAATCGTTGGCGCGTACAAAGTCGAAAACACATTTGCGCTTCCCATTACGTCCAATGTATAGGCAGGAGAGTTGCAGTTTATCCCAACATACGTGCAGTCAATGTTTACGTTACAGTTGTCCACAATTCTTGTTCCAGGGTAATTATCGTACTTCCACTCAATATACTTTCCGTTGCCTCCGGCGTCACCGTACAAGGTATGAGTTGTGCCTGTTGTCCACGATGACGCAGACGTGACAATACGAACTCCAGTTTGTGCGATGGCAGTATTCGTAGACGTATTACTTGCAGTCAACACGTAATTTGCATTAGGAGTGATAATGCTTGAAAATCCTGTTCCTTGTGTTCCTTGAGTTCCTTGCGGTCCTTGAGTGCCTTGTGATCCTGTCGCTCCTTGTGCACCAGTAGTACCTTGCGTTCCTTGCGTACCCTGCGAACCTGTAGTTCCTTGTGGTCCATAAGTCCCTTGACGACCTTGTGTTCCTTGTGTGCCTTGCATACCCTGGGTTCCTTGCGTACCCTGTGTACCTTGCGTACCCTGTATGCCTTGAGTACCCTGAGTTCCTTGTGTACCTTGAGTACCTTGCGTACCCTGAGATCCTGTAGTACCCTGAGATCCTGTAGTACCTTGAGTTCCTTGAGTTCCTTGAGCACCTTGCGGTCCTTGAGATCCA